CGGTGGAAGGACTTGCAGCAATGCCGGAGTTCGGCGTACTGTTCAAGATCGACGCTGACTACGACACGGTGGAGTGGTACGGAAACGGCCCTGCGGAGACCTACTGGGATCGCCAGCATGGTGCAAAGCTGGGCATTTACCAGAACAAGGTCGCAGACAACATGGCACAGTACCTTGTGCCGCAGGAGTGCGGTGCAAAGACCGCCGTGCGCTGGGCAAAGGTAGTGGACCGCAAGGGTCGCGGGCTGCTGTTTACCGCAGATGCCGCAAAGCCCATGTTCTTCTCTGCGCTGCCCTACACTCCCCATGAAATGGAGAGTGCCAAGCATCCCTACGAGCTGCCCCCGGTCCATTACACGGTCATCCGTGCTATGGGCGAGCAGATGGGCGTTGGCGGCGATGACAGCTGGGGTGCCAATGTCCACCCGGAGTATATTCCTGATGTAACCAAGCCTGTGGAGTTCACCTTTACGTTCCGTGGCATCTGACCCTCGTTATTAAGACACCTTCGCGTTGAGATAAGGACATCCCTGCATGAGATTCCTATCAAAAGCGAGGGTGTCTTTTTTGGCATCACAAAATCTCAATTCCTGACACCACTATTTATAAGTAGTACTTTGCTCTATATAAGTAGCGTTGCTATGTCAAATTAGACCAGATAAAATCTTTGGCATTGTGGTCAAAATTGTGGTCAAAACCAAATGAGGCCAGCCCGTAAACAAAAAAAATCCAACGATTTCTAACGTGAAATCGTTGGATTTAAATGGTCCACCTGACACATTCTCACTCGAACAATTTTTCCCTTTACGCCACCCCCAATTCTTTCTACATACTTCTTTCAAATCTTACTTTTTCTCGTACATAGTATCCGCTGCATTATACAGCATCTCCAAAAACTGTCCCGCCGTTGGCCGATGATCCAGCGGGTGTCCCGCCAACACCTGCACTTTCTCCGGGTCAGTTTTCCATGCCAGCTTTGCCGTCCTGCGAACAGCGCTCTCCACAGCCCTCCAAGCATGACCAGAAGCTTCCGCCACAGGCAGATAAACTTCCTTCTGCAAGGCTCGCAACCGGTCAGGCCTGGTGCAAATCAGCGTCATACACTGCCGGAGAGTATAATAATCATTCTTTGTGCGAATGATACCCAGAGGGCGCAGCAAGTGGTCAAATTGTGTATCAGTCATTCTAACACATCCTTTCGCCCATCATGCTACGCCTTTTGTCGAAAGAAGTCGAAAACACAAACTCAGCCCCGAGGAACCGTCAGGCTCCCCGGGGCCGTTGTCAGCTGCCGTTCTTTTCTTCCGCCCGCTGCTTCAGCACGTCCACAGCACGAGTCAGCGCCGCCGGGATGGGCACACCCATCAGTCCGGCATTCTCCACGATACTGATAGTCTCATTGCATACAAACGCAATGACAACGGTGTCCCGAATAAAGTTCGACCCGATGACAGCATCCAGCCTGCAGGCCACCAGTACCACCAGCAGGCTCACACCCTTGCGGCACAGGCCCTTCCAGCCTGCCCGGCTCTCAAGGGTGCCAGTTTTGGTCTTGGGACTGGTGTGGAACACCCCCGCCACGATCAGGCCGGTGATGTAGTCGATTGCCATAAAGATGATAAGCGTCTGCAGCGCCGTGTCCCAGCCGCCCAGCAGGCTGGCAATGGCCCCACCCACAATGCCGATGGCCGCACAAATCTCATTTTTCATTGTCATTCTCCTTTCACTTTGCCCAGCCCCTTGCGCTGGATGATGCCTGCGTAGTCCTTATACGCATGGCTCAGGTCTATCGGGCCGCTCACGCCTGGGATCTTGCCGCTGCTGGTGTACTGCCACATGCCGTGCTTGCGGGCGGGGCGCTTGCCGCGGTAGTCCGCGATCCACAGATCATAAGCAGCGAGGGCGGCCATGTCGAGGGCGGTGTCCGCGAAATTGGTGTAGGTGTACACCATTGCATACAGCCCCCACGCTTCGAGTTGGGCAGCGGCTTCGGCCACCAGGGCCGAAAGCTTTGCGGGGGCCAGGGAGCGCAGGCGGGGGTCCTCCACATCGATGGCAAGGGGCAGCTGGAACGTTTTGCCCCGGAGAGCTGTTTTGAGGGCGGCCAGCTCCTCCTCCGTCTGCCGCTGCGTGACCGCACAGGTGTAGTAATAGCCGCCCACGGGCAGGCCCAGCCGGGCACACTCGGCGTAGTTGCGGGCGAAATAGGGGTCGAGGTAGGGCTTGCCGCCCTTGCTGCCCAGCACCCGCAGCATCACGCCGTCGATTTTGCCGCTGCGCTTCACCGCGTCCCAGTCGATGCTGCCCTGCCAGCGGGAAACGTCAAGAATTGTTCTGGGCATTGATCTGCGCCTCCTTACTGTGTGATTTCCTCAAAGCCGCTCTTGATAAGAATTGCCTTGACCTTCTCCTTCAGCAAGCGGGGGCAGCGCTCATACAGAGCTTTTGCCTCCTCCACGGTCTCAGCGGACATAATTTCCTGTGCCCATAACATAGCCATCATAAATACCATCCTTTCGATTTTTTGTGTGATTTTACGCATAGACAGTCTCGCTCATTTCCAGCAAGCACTGCTTCAGCATTTCGTTTTCGTTTTTCAGCGCTTCCAGCGTCTCCGGCAACTTGTCCAGTACCTCCTGCCGCTGCTGGGCTTCCCTATGGGCCTTTTCCTGCGCAGCCAGCTCTTCGGCGGTCGGCGGCTGTGGCACTTTCCCGTATTCGTACACCTCATACTCCGCCCCGCACAGCCGGATGCCCCAGTAAGCTTCCCCGGGCTGTGCATTTTGGTTGTGTGCGTTCACCGCAGCCTCGATCGCGCTGTAATCTGCCGGGGTGCCGTCGGTCTCGGTCGGTACCGTGTACCCGGGGCGGATCGTTGCTTCTTCCATTTTGAACTCTCCTTTCCGGGTGCTCAGAAAATATAGTTAATCTCCACGAATAACTTAATCGTTGTCACCAGCGTATTCAGCGGCAGCACGATGCAGGGGCGCAGACCGTGCGAGTCCTCTCTGTGGCCGCCTGCACTGCTAAAACTACCATCCTTATAGAACATGTACATATAGTTGCCGTTGTAGCTTCGCTTGGAGCGTGTCCAGTATTCATTGTCTGCTTTTCGCTTGTCGGTGGCAGCAGTCGTGTAGTCGAAGTAGTCCAGCTTTGCACCTTCTTGTGCCATCAGACCATCTATGCCCTGCCAGGTGTAAACGCCCATCTCGACCGCGGAAAGCAGAAAGCACTTCCTCGAAAGGCCGTTCGAGCCGGAGGAAACCTTGTCCGAACTGTAATCCGCCTGTTTCACGTAGGGCAAATGCACGGTCATCAGGCGGTTTGCCACACTGGAGGTGATATTTCCGCCCGGGTAGTTGACACACCAGTTGTCCAGTGCCCATCCTTCGTAGCCGTAGATGTAACTGCCACTGATGGAAGTGGATGCCGCAATGTTTGTTCGCCAGAGCCATGCGCCGTTGGCCGTGCTGTCGTACAACCCGCCGCCCGGAACGCCCTTGTGCACCAGCTTATACCAGTAAGTATTGTTGCCGCTCGGGTCAGCAATGCCAAATTCTGTCCCCAATGCAAAAGAGCTGATGGGATTGCCGCCGTCATAGAACTTCTTGGCTACGCCGTCCACGCCGATATAGCCCTTGTGCACCTGCCTTGCGGTACCGCCCACGCCGATGTAGATCTTGGAGACCGATTTGGCACTTCCGCCGATTCCGGTATAAATCGCCATGTTCTCTCCTCCTTATGCGTACACCAGTAGGATAGAGCCGGTTGCAAGGCTGCTTCCCGAACCGGGGTCACTGGTTTGGGATGTAATGGTGGTCACACCCAGCCAACTCTGCATAACCGACTTGTTGACATCCTTGATTTTCGTACCGTTGTCCGTATAGCCTGCAATGTGCGTCAGATTCGACGTGTTAAGGCCGTCGCCCGCATAGCCGACTTGGATTGTTCTGGATGCGTCCTTATAGTCGGTTACGCCGGTTGCTTTTGTGGCGGTGGTTGCATTACCATCCAGCGAACCAATGAATTTGTTGGCCCTGACATTTGCAAAAGAGCCGCTTCCTCGACCGTCATTAAACCGATACTCATCAATGGTGTTGTCTCGATATCCCAAGTAGACTGTGTTGTTTTCTGGGATGCCAACAAAATTCACTTCATTCTTGTTCTCGAACTCCAATTTCGAGTGGTTATGCGCACTCGGTGGAAACGTACTCGGCTTATCCGTCACGGAATTCCAGTCCGTCTTGATGCTCTTGAACTTGTCGCCCACAGTCTTTGCATCCGCCGGTGCATCGGGCACGGACAGGGTCTTGTCCGTGCCGGCCCGTGTTCCGGCAAGCGCTGCGGCATCCTCTGCGGCTTTCTGAGCCTTTTCTGCTGCCTGACGGCTTGTAGCTGCCGCTCCCGCACTGGTGGATGCCTCCCCGGCCTTGGTGGCGGCGGTGGAAGCGCTCCCCGCAGCGTCGGTGGCCTGCTGGGTGGCAGTGTTTGCCGCAGCGGTGGCCGTCTT